CTCCGTCAATCACTTGGAAAGTCAAAGTTTCAGTGTGCTGTGTAGTGCCACTAACTACAGCTTTAATATCCATCTGACACAGCCCTAAAGGCCAAGTTGCAGTGCTTGCACTAGATTTAATGTTCAGCCACCCTTTCTGTGTGCTTTGGCTTAATGCAGTACAAGTTAATGTGGCCACAGTAGCACCATCAGCCAGAGCTTTAACCTGTGAAGTGAAGGTATAACCTGTAAGATCAATTGCACGGCGCACATCATCTGGTGGATATTGCAGGGCTTCATCCATATCAACTAGCTGAAGATTTAAGTTGAAAGTGTCACCACGCTTAAATACAAAATTGCTCATAAGTGATTCCTATAGACATAAAAAAACCACCGATGAGGTGGTAGTGATTAAGACATAAAGTACCTCTCAAAATGGAGGTCTCATAATTCAAATTAATTAATATCTAGGTTTATATCTCTTGTTTCCTCCACTCGTAATACAGTAGTGCCCACCTCTAGGACCCACGCAATAATCCACCACAGCACATGAACAATCACTATCGTAGTAGGTTTTTTTCTGTTTTCTTTCAGAATGATGAGGATGAGATTTTAAGGCCTGATAATTATTTGACGTGGTTGATCGAGACTTTTGTTTAAAACAGCCATCCGTTTCACATAATAGCTTTGTTGATAACCACTGAGGTGATGAGGAATTTAAGGAAATACGTGCCCAGTTTCCTTTCATCTCATAAATATCAACTTTTTCCCCACGTCCTAACTTTCCTACTACTTGACCGTTTGGTTTATCTCTAATATTTAAAGAATTAGTGTTGATATATTTTGATTCGATAACTTCCTCTACTGCACTCTGCGCATTTTCTGAGTCTGAAGTTTGTTTTGGAGAGTTATCATTGCCTGAACCAAAAATCCCTAAAGCTACTAATCCTGCGGCACCCCAGCCTAAAGTTGATTTTTTCATGTTTTACCATTTGTTATAAATTTCCATTACTGTAACAGAATGTAATCACAAATGATAATATGCTGAGGTCATTAAAAATAATCGCCTTGCAGTAGCTTTTTCTTGAACTCAAAGCTCATTATCTAAATCGACACTTACTCCAGTAACAACGTTATGTTTAGGCCCTCCGAGACTAACAACATTAGCCAAGCGTATATTCACATCAGAAACACATAGCTTGTTTTCAGATTGCCATTTGCTCAACTCAACAGACATAACATCTTCAAGATGCCGTTCCAGTTCTTGCCGTTTAATTTCGATTTCTTCTAAAGTCAGCATACATGACATATCAATTCACCTTGTACCCAATGCTCACATTATACTGAATGAAATCAGCATCTTTACCCGCATAAATAGATTGGCCATTCAAACATTCTAAGTGTTCGATTGTGAAATATTCAAAATGAGCAAGTAATGCATCACTCAATTTTGTGATTTCAATTATTCCTGAATTGGGACGTGCAAAGCATTGAATCATGATATTACCGGTACGGCGAGTACATGGCTTATCTGCAATGCCAGAATTAAAACTGGGACCACCTGCAATCGTTAAGCGGCACCAAACACCATCTTTAGGTACATTAAAGCCTGGAGCATTTGGATACTGTATTCTGTCCTGCGCAATACCAGTAAAGCTTTGCATACGATCAATAATAGCTTGCCTTGTTTGCTCTAAAGTCATTGCCATCTTAACCACCGTACTTTTGAGAAATAAAGTTAAACGTGAGGCCATAAATACCTTGTGGTGCTTGATCAGACCAGCCGTTTTCTAAGCGGGGTGCATAAGCTTTATTGTTCTGGATATAAACCAAATTGCCCAATTTAATCTTTACAGCTTGAATTGCTGCATCTTGAATTGGGTTTGTTTCAGGTTCACGCACGCCGAAATCAGCAGATCCAATCGAAACAATATGTGAAGCACGGTATGCTCCAGTATCAACAGGACTTAAATTAACTAAGGATTGCACGGTATCCATGACAATATTCTTTACATGTGCTTCTGCTGCTTTAGACACATCAAGACTAAAACTAGTCGGCTTTTTCCCCTTCCACCCCATGACTTTTAACCTCGCTTTCCTCATACATCTTAAAGAGATCCTGAGCGATCGCCTGAATTGAATAAGCTTCAAACTCAGAGCTCGGTTCTCGTTCACCCATGAGCTTTTTAATCTTTTGCCAGACATGAACAGCTTCATGTAAAAGCAATCCATACACTTCAATCTGATTTCTTTCTGAAGTATCACCAAGCTGAACAACTGCATATGCACCTTCGGAATAGAAATCAACCTGAGCTGCAGCCCCTTCAATAGACAAGAATTGATCGACCTTATTCATGTCCTCAAATAGCAAATCCATATGCAGTTGATTTCGAGCAAGCGTGTACTGCACATGTTGAAAAGGCGAGATATACCATTCAGGAACATAATCAGGATTAACCATTTTAGCCCCTACACTTTTCGAAGCTGACATTTCCAGATTGTACTGGCAGGATCTTGCTGAATATTAATAACTCTAAATGAACCTAGGACAGTTTCCCACTCATCATCAATTTTTGGAGTCATAGTTACTTCATTTTGAAGCACGGTCGCCTTCTTATCCGTTGCCAATACTCCAAGTGTTTGGATCTCATATTGACTGTAAGAGCCAAACAGAACACCACGACCAGAATAGTTTTCTTTAACCTCAATAGAAGTTTCAGTTTTAGGATCCCAATTAGTTTTTGAGATCCGCTCACATGTAAAGGTATGAACGGCATCTGCTAAATCATCATTAAATGCTTCAGCAATGTCTGCCTGAATTTCGTCACGTAAGCCCATATCATGCCCTGTAAAGAGGTATGCCAAAGCCATTAAAACTTGCATTTGGATCTTTCAAATCAAGTGAGTCAATAAAATCAATTGCTATCTGTTCAAAGCTAGAAATTGCTTCAGATCCGTCTTGATATTCTTTTTCTGACTCAACAGAATCAGCTTTAACTTTCTTGCGCTTCAGCTGCTGATCTTTGCCGTTATAAATTACCTTGGCCAGAATTCCTTTGATAATTTCACAAGCTGCATCCTTAAGAAGTGGGTCAATAGGATCTGGTACAAAACCTATTCTGTTTTTCATCCAGACATTTGCCAGTTGAACCAGACGAGCTTTATCACTGTCTGGTGCAAAATCGCTGCCCAAAATTGAATTTGCGTCATCTACAGTAATAAAGCTCATTGCATTATTCCTTAGGGATTAATTTAAGAAGTTCTGCTTTTGTTGCTGACGGCTTGTAACCAATATTTTTACTAGCCAAATACTCTTTTAATTGATCATTTGACCAGTTTTCAAAATCATTAGCTGCCGTTTCTGTAGCTGGGTTTTCTGCCGATTTTCCAGCTTCCAATTCAACAATACGTGCTTGCATTGCGGGAATATCGTTTTTAAAAGCATCAAACTCTGCTTGAATGCTTACTACCTTTTCTTCAGCCGCTTTAGTAGCATTGTCAGCTTGGAGTACAGCATCTTTTAAACGTGAGTTTTCAGAAATTAACTCCGAACTATCACCACTAGCTTGTTCCAAGATTTCGATTTTCTGTTTAAGTTGTCCGTTTTCCTCAACAACCTTTTCACACTCAGCTTTAGTTTTATCAATAACTTCTTGCAGCTCTGGAGTAATTCCAACCGCTACATTTACAGTGGCCAAAGTCGTTTTTGCAGGCTCTTCCAATTTGCGAACTTCAACAGGAATATCCAGAGCTTGGTAATCATTTTGGATTTTCGGGTAATCACCGTAAATAATTACTTCTTCAGCACTTCGATTCGGATGTTCGTAATAATCAGGATTGGCAATAGTTCCAACCTCTAACGCAGCTGCAGCAGCAATACGTGTATAAATTAGCTTCATGATGCATTTCTCTTAAATGTAAAAAGATGGCTTAATAGCCCTCTTATAGTGAGATGTTTATGAGTTAACCAGTTGTTGTTGTGCCAGATAGATCAAGCAATGTGCCTGCTGTCATTTTGTTGCTAGTAGCATGTTTTTTCCAGTTGGCACTTGAACCAAGTAAAGTAAGGTCAGGGTTTTCACCTTTTGATGTATCCCAGCTATAACCAAGAATATCTAGGTTAAATGTACCCTCAGCACGCATACCGATTGCCAAGTTTTCTTCATCATTGATGTCATACGCGCGGAAGCCTGGTACTTGTGATTCTGTAACAGTAACTGCACCCATTTGCAAACCAAATGCATCATCATCACCTACGGCATCTGTAACCAATACCGGCTTACCTAAGGTACCCGGTAAACCACCATAGATAACGATTTCAGATTCGCCATAAATTTGATTAGTGATTGCATCATCGACAATATCGAAATAAGTATCTGAGTTCATTACCCATAAACTAATACGTCCAAACTTATCGCCAAACTTACGCATACCACGTGTTAATGCTTTACGCCCATCTACAGCAATACTGCCTTTGGCAACCATATCCGGGTTGCTAGAAATAGCTGCTTTTAAGGAGGCTAAACTGTACTGTAAACGACCAGCAACCAATGCATCTGCTAAATCATAACCAAGAATCATGGCAAACTCTTCAGGTGTACGTGCACGGCGTTTGAATGCCTCTTCAGTAGAAGCATAAGGACCATATTTATATGGCACTTTTACACCTACAGATTCACCAGAACCAATTTTCTCTGGAACTACTTTGGCGGTTGAATTCACATCACGATGTTTGATGCTACCGCCCACTTTGTAGAATGCTTCTTTATTGAAATCACCTTCAATGATCTCATTGCGATAAACAATTGCACCATTAGAGGCTTGGTTAAATACATTCAAATTATCTTGCAAACGCTCTAAATAAGCAGTTTGAGCCAATTGATTGTAGATGATCATGTCTGAATTAACTGTTGTAGTCATAACTACTTATCTCCAAATTTTTAATGATTAGTTCGGCAGTTTTAGGAAGGCATCATTGCCATGTTCTTTGATGTAGTCAGCTTTCTGAGAAACAGACATTTCACTGCGTTTCATTCCTGCAGGCGCTCCACCTTTGCCCCCGCTTTGGAAACCGCCACCAGTTCCTTTACCACCTTTAAGAATTAAGTCTTTATGCTGGTATCCACCAACCAAGGACTCTAAAGCTTCATCAACATTTGCAAGTTCACCCGGGCGGACACGTGAATAAATCTTTTCGCCGTTCGGATCGTATGCAACCACCTTGCCTTCTTCGATTTTGAAGTGATGGCCAAAGGTTGCCTGAACCATGTCCACAGGTACTGCAATGTTGTCTTGAATGTACTTAGAACGAGCAAAACCACCGCCGATTAGTTCTTTGTGTAAAGAGGCTTCTAGTGCGTCACGTTGCTCAACAATCGGAGCATATTTTTCTTCAACTGCCTTGATAGCTTCAGCTTTCACTTTCTCAACTTCACCAGCATCCACCAGCTTTTTATCGTCGAGATTTTGGATTGTTTGTAATGCCTTTTTAGCTGCCGCAGGGTCTTCGATTCCTTCAAAAGCTTTTAATGCTTTTTCAGCTGCTTCTTTGGCTTCACGATGTGTTTTAGCTTCATTGTTTAAGCGTGCAATTGTTGCTACCGAGTGTGGTGCATCATGTGGCATTTCTTTGCCGTCATCATGAATATAGATCGGCTTATCACCGTCTACTTCCGCATAAACTTTACCGTCGATTGTTACTGTTTTAAGTTTCATTGGTCATCCAACCTATATATACAAAATGGGCATCCGCCCGGATTCGCCGTTAGCATCCA